GTCTGAAAGAGTAGACAGCGAAAGGCGTTTATTTGCCTTTCCTGCCGTATCAAGTACCATTACTTCATCATTATCAGCTACTGTAGTTTTTATAGTATAATCTGTCCACTTTGGCATACCTTAAATCTCCTTTTCTAATTTTTCAATTCTTCCAATAAGATTATTAATAGTTTCCTGCTGTGAATCTAGCTGCTGTTTCTGTAGTCGTACCAACTCGAACACTGCCGGAAGGAGTTTTTTTGGATCCCAGTCCTCAACTTGTCCTTTTTCATTGTATTTGACAGCATCAGGAAAATACTTTTCCACAAGTTCTGCGTAAAATCCGGGTATCTTGCGCTTATTATCAGGGTCGTTTTCCATCAAATAGCCTTCTTTGTATTCGAAGAATACTGGTCGTAAATCATAAAGATTTTTTACATCTGATTCTTCCATGAAAGACAAATGTTTTTTGTATCGTTTTGATGAAGAAGCCTTTTTAAATACAAAACCGCCGCCTGTCATTGATAATGAGGTTAATACTAAATCAGTACCTGATCCAGTACCAATGTTTTTCATTTGCACGCTTTTATTTAGGCGACTTACTCCGGCTACGATTAAATCTCCTCGAATAGATGCATCAGCTAAATCTGTGCCAGTACCTTCGCTGTAAAAATGGCCGTTATTTCTTGCTTCGATATGACTATTAGATTTAATAATTCCGTCCGCTTCAATGGTCTTTGTTGTGCTAATAGCACCAGCCGAAACACTGGCCGCCGAGACACTGGCATTAACCGAGATTGATCCCGCATGCACGGTTCCTGTGTAAAGATCAATTCCCCTAATTCGTGTTCCATATAACGTCCCGTACCCCGGCACATATACTCCTGTATCCGTCTTTGAATAGATTTCCCCAGCTGAAGCGTCTAGCGTTACTTCTCCATACGTGCCATTTTTTGCCGAAAGTTTTTTATATCCGACTTCCCATCCCGCTAGCTCGCCAGTGTCAATGTACGAAGCATTCAGATATATCCTGTTATTATAAAGATATAGCCCCTGTGTTTCCCCGTTGTTGGTTAATTTATTAAAAATATCCAACTGGGTCATTTCACTGGCATCTTTTCCATCCTGCCCGTCTTTACCTTTTTCTCCGTATACGCCAATCACGTGAGGAAGTGTTGTTGTCTTAGACCCGTTTGTAAAGAAAGTCTCCTCATAGTTCCATAAGTACCGCTTGTCCGGTGTTGGAGTCTGCACAGCTTCTGTCCATCCAGAACTACTTGTTGATACGCCAGATGAACTGGACGTAGCGAGATAATGTTGTACAATCTTCGAGATTCCATTTCCGGTATCACCTTGCTTTTGCTTTACAACTACAAATTCTTTCTTTGCGGTCATCCCATTGTAAGTTGCAGTTGCTGTGATTGTGCCACTGTCCACGGACAGTCCAGAGACCGTGTACGTTGCCCCTGACGCAGAACCACTTATTCCGTTTTCCGCAGAGAATGAAATATTTGACTGTGCGGTCACGTTCTCAGCACCATACAGTACAGTTACCGTAGTTTTGCATGTCGGAAATGTAGTATATTTGCCAGATGAATCTGTTGGAATTCCTTGGAATTCATTTGATAGCAGTACGCTCAATGTAGCGTATTTTGTCGCGATTTCAGTCGCGGTATTAGACGCTGTATCTTTTGCTATTTCGGATACAGCTTTTCCTTTTAACGAAAACTCTGTCGCGGCAATGTGTACCTTTCCATTGTCATCAATATGGAGCGTGATTTGGTTATCGCTGTCAATAACCTTAATACCTTTAGCGTTTATAAATTTTCCTGCAAGGACACCAGCAAGGATATAATTTGCATTAATATACAGCTTCTTGTCCTTGATATATATGCCTTGCTCTTCACCGCCATTAGTAAGCTTATTAAATACTTCATCCTGTCCAAGACTTGTGTCATACTCTTTGACTGCATTATCAATATCGGTTTTGTCCACATATTTGAAATCAATCCAGTCAGTATCGGTAAATGCACCATCCGACCGACTTCTAACCGCTGTTTTAATAGAAGCTTCGCCGTCTGCTTTTGATGTGACCCAGAAATCTCCCATGTTGTATGGTGGCTTAGGCTGTTCAAAATAAACTGCCGCTTTTCCATCAATCTTATCAAACAGATAGTCTGGTACTTCCTGTTCTACCCATTTATTTCCATCCCAACGCCAACGCGTGTTATTTGCAGTATTCTGCCAAAGGTCTCCTTTGTGGATATATTTACCTTTTTCCCAAACAATTAAAATCTCATTTCCGCCTACGTCCAGAATGGAATTGCCATCAACATCTGTCCACGGAATCTCTTCTGTTTCTGTCCATTCAAGCGCCGGGTCTGTATCCTGGCTCCAGGTCTGAATCTTACCATCAAGTTGCTCTTGGAGGCTTTCAATCGTATCGGCAAAAACGCCCTTGATAAAGGCTGTAACTGCTGAATCATCTGTATACTTAGATGCTCTCACCCAGTCATCGGCGTCATAGCTTGCGCCCTCTGCCTTTGCCTTTTGACACTTAAGAATGTCCCCTGTCTTTCCCTGAACCCATAAATCGTCAATATCGTAAGGCGGCACCGGCTCTGCTCCGAAAATTCTCTTCTTTGCATTTGCCGTGTTTTGTGCCTGTGCTGCATCAGCCAGAGCTTTGACCACCGCAGTGTCTTTTACATAATCCCACTTGTATTCGCCATTAATCTTTGCATACCTGTAAGCCTGCCCGCCATATTCTTCGTTGTTTACAATATAAAACAGGTCACCTAAGTGTTTCTCTTTGGTTGTATCATCTGCCCAAGTGGATGCCGGTTCATTGTTACCATCAGGAACATAGTCTCCAAAGAATGCTTCTATCTGCCCGTCAATCTGCTCCTGAAGAACCTTAATCTGTGGAGAATACACTTCTGTAATAAATTTCTCAACCTCGGCATTTGCGACATTTTCAGGCGTTTTTCCTTTGATCGTGAGTTCTGTAGCATTAAGATTGACAGCCCCTGTCTCTGCATCAATGCGGAACGTAATGTTTCCGTCATTGTCTTTTGCCGTGAATCCCCTAGTGTTAATCCAGTCAGACTGAATGCCGATAGCATACAGAATGTTCAGCACTGCATCACCGTTGCTGTCAAATCCGGCTTTCCAAGTCCGGCCTCCGTCTACTGACAAGAAGAATCCATCAACGCCCGTCTTGTAGATTACTTTAGAATCAGTAAGCGTAGGCTTGTCGTGACGATATGATACCGTCGAGCCGTCTGCCTGAATTTCTTCCGTATAGTAGAATCCAAGGGTGTTGGCCGCCAGTTCGTTCATTTGCTTTAATTTTGCGTCATAGGCAGTAATCTTTTTCTCAGAATCTTTCTTTATGTTGTCGACCTCGACCTGCATGCTGTCTGGATAGTCAGCATTGATGTCTTCCATGCTCTTTGCATTACAAGAGAAGCTTGTACTGCCAGAGAATGCGAAGTCTACATCTGTCAGATATGAATAGTAAATATTGCCTTTAATGTCGGAAAATGTAATTCTATCTCCAAATGTGGCGTATCCTATTGCTATGCTGTCACAAGAGAATGGTCTTAATCTCATACCAACAAGTTCTTTTCCGATCAGGTCAACACCCGTCTGTTCATTGTCACTCAGAAGCTTGTTGTCAATCGTGATGACATATCCGTCTGTACCGTACTTGTATTCCGTCTCATTATCTGTATACTTGACCCCAGTAACAACTACATCGTCAACATCATAGGTAAGGTTATTGATAAAATTTGGCTTAAATCCTTTTCGCTCGAGAATTGTCTCAATCTCGTTACTATCGATGTCAAGGATAGTGTTTCCATTAATGTCGTACCATGAAACTGTTTCTAATGTAATAGTATCCGTATTATCGTCAAAAGTGATAATTCGCAAATTATCATTCTCGTCAATGCGAGCGTTACCACCTGCCAAAGCTGCAACCATACCGATTACTGCTCTGAAAGTGGTGTTCTCGGGCTTCTTCTGTACCTGATAGTCTGCGTTTTTAAATGTTGCGTCACCTAACACAATCCCGGTCTGCTGACAGGCATCTTCTAAAACCTCTCTGACAGAGCATGGGAAAACAAGGTTTGTATTGTATCCTGTCTCTGCCTTACTCATATAGTCCAGCAAAGTGAGATTAATCTCATCGGACGTGGCAGGTTTTTTTGATACAATGAATGTGCCACGGCGAATAGTTTCCAATCTATCAGACAGCTGCAAATTTAAAAATAGAGTGAACTGTGCCCCGACAAAGTTGTAGTCAGAGAACCTATCATCATCATTGACCAGTGCCAATGTTGCTGTCTTTTCAATGGCTACACCTACCGGGAAGTCCCCGGAATCAGAAGAATCTACAATGCCGTTTCCGTCAAGGTAGAAATCTTCTTTTCCCAGGCTTAAAATTGTCCCATCACGCAGCACCGCATTCGCCGTAACATAATAGTTGCTATTTAAGAGAGATTCCGTCTTTAACTGATTTGTAACATTAATCATACCGGTCGAATGCTCCTTACATTAATAGTTAATCCTGTCCATCGTTCCTCATTATCCTTGAGCGTTTGTGCTGCCATATTGAAATTAGATGCATAGAACGTTTTGTCAATCCATTCGCCAGGTGTCCGAGGGTCTTTATGATGAAAAGTGAACTGGCTTTTATTAATCATAGAGTTGAGAATCGTTGCAATCTCTCCCCATTTAAGCTCACCCCATTCCATGTCATATCCGGCAATGGTTCCCATTGGCGTGTTGTGCATAACTAAATCCTGACTCCTTTTGGAACTTTCTGTGGATGTAGTTGCGAACACTGGCTTGTATGTGTCAGGGGCCTTTATAGTGACCCCGTCAATCTTAAACTGTTCCTGTGCCATTTATACACCTCCTAACAAGAATGGATTCTGACCGCCATTTCTGCGTCTCCTAAGCTCCGCTTCATCAATGATAATGTCTAGCAGCTTTCTGCCAGATGCATTTACTGTTACGTTATAAGTATTTCCACTATTATTGCCTTTTCCAGATTCTTCCCGGACGATCTGTCGCAGTAAGCTTTCCGGTACTTCCAGGTTATTCCCTTTCTTCTGGTCTCCTAATACTGCGAGAAATTCACTTCGCGGTGGAATAACTGCACCGCTGGCCAGATACGGGATAGTTCCGACACGTGGAAATGTTGCATGGAACCCGATTCTCTTTGTTCCGAACGGTGTAGGTACTTCCCACGGTCCGAAAGAAAACGCGGATTCGATTCCGCCAATTGCGTTATTAATCATTCCAACTGCATTATTAACAATGCTGATTGCCTGATTAATTGGCCTTTTGATAAAATCCACGATACCTTCAAATGCTGATTTGACCGCGTCTCTGGCGGCGTTAAATTTATCGGTAATGGCGGTTTTTATCGCTTCGACTTTAGTAGACACAAAAGTAGTAACGCTTTCCCATACTTGGGACGTTTTACTTTTTACACTATCCCACACACCTGTAACTTTATTTTTGATTGCGTTAAATACTGTATTCGCGGTGGCTTTAAGAGCGTTCCATAAATTAGAAAGCGTTTTTTTAATGGCATTCCAGACTGTTGAAGTCGCTGTCTTGATTGCGTTCCAGGCAGTGCTAATGACAGTCTTTATTATTTTAAGTGCGCCTTTCGTCGCAGTTTTAATTACGTCCCATGTGCCAGTTATAATATCCTTAATAAGGCTCCATACTCCATCCGCAATCTCTTTTATTCCCTGCCAAGCCAGTTCCCAGTCTCCAGTGAAAACGCCAACAAGAAAATCAATAATTCCGCTCAGCGTATCTGCTACGTCGCCAATTATTTTAATCAATGATTTTATAACTTTTATTGCTACGGTGCCTACAACGTTAATTATTTCTGCCACGACCGGAAGCAAATTCGCGATTATCCAGTTAATCAAAGGTACTGACACCGACTCCCACAGAAGTTTCAGAGAATCAATGAGTTTTCCGAGGAATGTTTCTATCTTTAAAATCGCGTCCCCTAATGGTCCCTCTAACAGCCCTTTGATTTGTTCTGCCAGTCCTTGTAGCACCGGAAGAATGTATGTGTTATATCCAGTTATTAGAGTTTCAAGTATACTTGATAGTCCGTCTGCTATAGAATCAAAGAACGGTTTTACATGCTCATCGTATAATCTTGATATTGCGTCACTAAGGTTTTGGACAACTGTTAAGACTCCACTTGTTACGGTTTCTATTACTCCGAGGCTACCTTCGATTGCTGACTTTAAAATGTCCTTGTTGTCGATAAAAGGCTGTGCAATCATGTTTAGGATATCCCTGCCAAGTTTTGCAGCCGTTTCTGTAAGAACCATTCCGATTTCAGCAAAGATTCCTATTAAATTTGCTGTAATCTGCTGCGCAGTTTCTCCACCGAAAACTGAGAAAACATCAGCGAAAGCAACTGCAAGATTTCCTGCGATTTGTGAAATTTCAGCGCCGATGTTGAACATATCTATCAGATATTTCTTTATTCTTTGTGTGTTCTGCTTTAAAAACTTTTCAATTCCGCCTATAATGTTTTGCGCAATTGTCAATCCGATTCTGGCAAATGAGCCAGCAACTTGTCCAATTGCATATGCAAATGAATCTAAAAAATTATTTGCTGCTTTGGTAACTTCTGGGTCGGTGAAGATATCCTTTAAAGATTTCCATATGGAATCAAGATCCTTTTTTATTCCGTCAAAAATCGGCTCGTAATCTCCTAATCCATCCCAGAATCCTTTTGCGATTAACTTGGCCAGCTGTTTGAACCTGTCAATTATCTTCTTTAACGGTTTTGACATTTTATCAAGAACCGTCTCACCCTCTGCTATCTTTCCATAATCAACATTTTGAACAGCGCCTTTCATTTGATCTAAAAGCCCACCAGTTGCGCTCGGCGTTTTTGACGATGAATCCGTACTTTTGTCCGTTGAATAATTATTTATTTCATCCAAAGGACTAAGGTATCCCTTTGCCGCCTTAGTGGCTTTCTTAGTTGCATCCGCTGTGTCATTTGTTGCGCCTGCCAGCTTTTCAGCATTATCGGCAGCTTCTCCGTATTGATCAGCTGTGTCGGCTATTGCATCCGTTCCGGCAAGGCCTGCACCACTTGCACCTGTTTGTCCAGAAGACTTCTTTCCGGTAATCAATTCCGTAAATGACTTGAAGGCATTTGCCAGAGTTGCTAACTTACCGAGTAAGATATTGATAACTTTCAGAACAGGAGTAAAGAGGTTGATTAATCCCTGTCCGACTGTTGCCTTGAGAGATTGCAGCTGTAACTGCATCACTCGCACCTGGTTCGCCCAACTGTCAGATGTTCGGATGAAATCACCAGATGCGGCAGACAACTGTTTCTGTACAAAAGCCAGGCGGAGAGCCACTTTCTCCTGCTCTGTCATTTCAGATGTAGTTTTTCCATAGCCATTAGCAAGTGCGTACTGATCAAGTGCGCTTTGTGTCATAACGACCCTTTATACCCTCGGTTTCCCGATATTTATTAGGGGAGTAGACTATCTCTTCATCCAAATAGGATGCATGGCACTTCGGAATAGGGAATTTCACCTTAAACCTACTTCCTCGCGGAATAGTCGTTACACTTTCATCAAAAAAGAGCCTCTTAACGAGACTCTTCGATGCTTAGCACGGTATTACCATGATTATTTAAATTTCCATTTGAACCCATATGCAGTGCGATGCCTATAAACATTGTTGCATACTTTAGATATTAGACCTTGATCGTATCCTGTCTCTCTGCAAAGGAAGTTCATTCCTTCCCATTCTTTGATTACGTTTCCGTCTAAATCACATTGTAAAACTGCTCTTTGCTGAGTTTTCCTTAGCCGTTCTACTCTCGTTCCATAAGCATTGTTTTCCTGAACGGTACACCATTCAAGATTTTCAACGCAATTATTCTGTTTGTTTTCGTCAATGTGATTAATAGAATTGCAACCGTCCGGCTTTTTAAGAAAAGCATTTGCAACCAATTTATGAATTGTAATTGTTTTCTTTTTGCCGTCTTTATGCAAAGAGACTATTGGATAGCCGTAAGTATCAAGCGCAGGAGAATAAATTTTCTCTGGTACTTTTCTTGTATACCATCTTGCTTTACATCTACGCTCAAGGCTTTTTATTCTTCCCAGATTACTTACTTGATACAGACCCTCATAGCCTTTAATATCTTTCCAAATTTCTTCACTCATGGAAATCACCTCCTATAAATATTATATCATATAGGTGTCATAACCACAAGTTTTTTAAATAATTTTAGGCTTTTACCGTTAGCATTGCTCATAAAGCAACACACCGAAGATTTCTTCGTTCACCATGTTATTCAATACACATTGCTGTGTAAGGGAGCTAATTGTTAACCCAAGTCTTTAAGTGTTTCCGTTTCTCCTGTAAAAACCGACTTCAGTTTTATATAAGCCAAGTCTTGTGAAATGTTGTAAAATGATGCCACATCACCAGTTAGCTGTGTTAGAGCCGTTGACATATCATAAGCCTGTGCTTCTGAGAATCCGAACGACTTAGACATTGCTCCGAACGTACCAACATACTGTTTTGCCATCGTCTCTGACAGCCCGGCTGAGGTCATAGCGTTCTTTGCGAATTCATTAACCTTATCCGACATGGTTGTAAATGTAACATCGACCACGTTTTGCACTTCTGCCAGATTAGAACCAAGTTCTACACACTCTTTTCCAAACTGGGTCAATTTCCCAATTGCGAATGCTCCGCCAATCAGTATGCCTATTTTTTTTACTACGCTGCCAAGTCCATTAAATGACTGTTTGATTGCTGATACGCCGTTTTGCACGCCTGATGTGTCCATTCTGGTATCAATAATGACTGAGCCATCAGCAGCCATGTGTCCACCTCCTAACTATTTGAGGTTCAACATCTCATTCAGCTTATCTTTATAAGCTTGCTCCTCGTCGCTGAGACGTGTTTTTATATCAATAATGTTCTTATTTTCTTGATAGAATTTCTTTTCCCATTTATCGAGCTTTTCGCCCTTTGCTTTTTTTGAACGGATTCCAACAACCGTGTTGAACAGGCACTCGCCAGACTCCATAAAGTATCCGAAAAACGTCCACCAGTGCATATACGGAACGGACCTGATTTCTTTTCCGGCAACCTTGTTTACTGCCGGCACAATCATATCTCCGTCCTGTTCCCAGTCCATCAAACGTGGTTTAGGCTTATTTGGACTATCGTCAATTTGACCACAGTCAATAAACTCGCAAGCTTTTTGGCAAGCTTCTGTAAGATGTTCTGGGGGTATACTCTGCCAATTCTCGAACAAAATCTGCAGCATAACAACTGCTTTCGCTTGTTCATCCAGTTCCGGGTCATTCATGGCAATCAGAATATCTATAATCGCACGAAAATCTGTTCTGATAGAAAAATCCACCCCACTGATTTTTAGTGAGGTGGGTAACTCATAGGCGGTCATTTTGTGTATTTCTCCGTATACTTATCAACAGTAGCCTGCATTTTTTCCTTTCTTTTTTCGATTTCCGGTGCAATTGCTTCTGAAATCTTATCAAGTACAATATAGGCGAACACTTGACCATTTCCAAACACAGTTGTTGCGGTAATTGGTTCTTTAAATAAATCCTTAGATGCTTCGTATCCGAGCATATAATTGATTTTGTCCTCGATCTGCTTATTAATCTCCGCCATCTCTTTGCTGGAAGAAACATTTTTAACAGATTCCTGAGCCTGTTCAAAGAAAGTTTCCAATTCTTCCGCTCTTGCCGCAATGTTAATGTCAGTAGGGTTTAATTTGAACGAAGAGAACACTTCGCCCTGCTTGTTTGTGAATGTGAAAAGAAGAAATCCATCATCAATGTTTGTATTAATTGTTTTTGCCATTTTTTATATCCTCCTAAAAATTATTCACTGTCAGCTGTAAATGTTCCAGAAGTAATGTCAAATTTTCCTTTGACACGTCCTCCAACGTAGTTCACGGTAAACGGAATCTGATATCCAGATGTATCACCGCCGTAGGAGGTCGGTACAATATGACAATCCTGCTTGTATGCTTCGTATTTACCGGCTGTTGCTTCTTTCCAGAGATGTACTTCAACTGCACTTGTTTTTAGATTATCATCTTTAAGGCGTTCATCTACGATCTGCTGAAGCTTTTCAAACAGGTCTGATGTGGTATCTGCATAGAACGGATCAGCGTCAGAAGAAGCTTCGTAGCCATTATGTTTAAATGTGGATTCTCCGAGAATGTTTTTAGATGTTTCAGTATCTGGATTAAGGTCTACATTGTACTCTTCCAGATCTTTTCCAAGACGCTCATATTTCGGCGTCAGCCCTCCACAGAGGGAACCTGCGTCAATATAATGAGCCATATATTTACGGTCAATTTTTCCTGTAACTGGCATAGAAATGTCCTTTCTGCCTATCATTTTTAAAGGCTGTGTAGGTTAGCGACTATTCTCTAATTAATAGCCGGTTGTTACGTTATATTACTTCATAAGTGTTTTCGTAGCGTACCGATAATGGCAATAACCAATCCTGTACACCACTCTCCTGTGGCTCTAAACCATAGGAATTATCACGGGTGATACGTTTTATTATTCTTCCTTGTGAAAGCTCTGGAAAAGCATTTAAGCGTGTCTCAGAGCCATTTATAATAACTGGTTCTCGACATATCCATTTACCGAGACTGTCCAGAAACTTCTGAACAGATAACTTCTGCCTTTCTTTGTCAGATGCTGTGCGGTAAACCACATAGAATGGGTACTGGCATACCTGATGCATTGTTCCACAAACATCTTCTTTTTCTGAATAGACCAACGCCCCGTTGTCTGCTGAGAACGCAATTCCGGAATCTTTGCCGAGTTCCTCAAATTTGATTGTTTCATTTTCGTATAGCCCTGGATACTGGTTCAGAAGTGCTTTCATAGCGTCTGTCAGAATCTCATATCCAGTTGCATCTTTTCCGATAGGCTTATCTGCCATGTCTGCCACCTCCTGCCTGTGCTTTTACCTTTCGAATCCACGTACTGCCATATTGTCGTTTAGCGGCATCGAACCACTTTGCTTGTGCCCGTGGGTGCGCCTGTTTAGTATACTCAAGGTTTTCCTTAGCTGCTGTCTGTCCAGAGAACTGGCTGACGAGGACTTTCTTTGCTCCACGTCTTGCGTAGGGACTTCCAGTTGCTTCATCAACCATTCCTTTTCCTTCGTACAGAAAACGCCCGTAAGGAGCCGCCGCCGCGCATACTTTTCCACTGCCTTGTAAAGATGTACTTTCTGCTCTTGTACGGTTAATAAAGTTTGATGTAATCATTGGCATGAATGGAACCATGCTGTCCATAACCATTCCGTCAAGGAGATACTGTGCTTCCTGGTACTGCCTTGAAAAACGACTCATATTCAGATTAACTTTCATGTCTCCATCAACGATAGAAAAACCTTTAAAATGCTTTGTTCTGCTCATGCTATTTACCAAGAATTTCAAAGTGTGGAATCAGGCTGTACGGTCCACCCACGCTTGTGATTTTGAATACATTGTCTTTATTTTGATTCATGTACTGATAGAATCCATTTCTGTAATCACCATCAGTTACTGTTCCGCCAGTCCACTCACCCTCCCAGAAGAACGATTCGTCTGAGAATGTGATTGTATCTTCCAGAGCGTTGTTAATCTGTCTTTTCCACTCTTTAGGCGGTACGTATGGGAGAATCTTGCCATTCCTGTCAGCAATGGTTTTATCGCCGTTCTGGACAGTATAATGGATGTGTAACTGTGCGTTGTCTGTTACGTCTGGCCCGTACTTCTTAAGGATTGCCCCCCTGTCCGTAATGAGGTCGACACCGGATAAAACATGAGGATACCAGTACGCATCTCCTGTTGTCGGACTCTCATAATAATTGAAAATCGTCAAAGTTTTTTCGTACATGATACCCTCTCCTTAATTATTCTTTCTGCACTGTCTGCTTAATAACCTGATTTACACCAGTGGCCGACAATCCATTAAACATACCGACTGCAACCGCCGTGATATAATCCGTTGCCGGGAAATCCGGGATAATTCCCATTCCGACTGCTCCGAGAATCCCGCCAGTAACCGCCATAATCACCGGAATCCATTCATCAGAGATTCTTTTTGATGCCTTACAGCCCATTCCTACGATGTAGCAAATCATAACGATTGCTATACATGAGCCTAATGTTGTAATGTCCATTATTATCACCTCACATCAATTTAAGTTCATTGAATACTTTAAAAATTTTTGGTGACTGAATAGCAAACCAGTCAACCATTTCTTCGTTTGTAGCCCAGCTGTCAGCACTATTTGAATTAGAATCAAGTCCAGATTCCATCAGAAATGCGTGGATGATTTCGTGCCTAATAACCTGCTTCTGATAACTTTTAAGGTCTGCTTTTACTCCAATCTGTCCCTGCGATGTCTCCATGTCATCAACCACAATTTCCCGTGTTGATAAATCAGTATAGCCATCTGCATTTGTCAGACTCGGATATTGTTTCTTATTCCCGAACTTCACGCTCCATTCAGAGCCTAAGATATCAACCTTGAAATCCTGCATATAAAATCGGTATCCCTTCATCCGTCCTTACTCCCATCAGAAGCGGTAAAGCTGTCTTTAAGAGTAAGTCATTCGTTTTCTGTACATCTCCGGCAGCGGCATACACTGCACTCCATTCCTTTGCACCTGATGCTTTTTGCTGTGGCGTGGCGTAAGAGATGGATTCACTGCCGGATGACACAGAAGTTACAACGCCTGTCGTGCTACCACTGGGCCCGATTGCAGTTGACGTACCGCTCACAGCGGCATTGGTAGCATTCTTCTCAGCAAGCTCAATCTGATACATTAATTCAGCCAATGAACAGACCGCCTTTTTGATACGCTTCTGAGAGCGTTCGTTTGTTGGCAGTCCATCCACCAGTCTGTCAAATGTCATTGTGTCCACGAAATCACTGGCTCTTTCCGCCAGTCGTGGGAAGTCGGCTTCTGGCGCAACTGAACCGAAATATGAAGTTGTGTAAAATTCATAATCTGCATAAGCCATGCCAGTTACCTCCTGCATTTATGATTTCGCTGTTACGCTTGCACTTCCGGCGTTCAGTGCTTTGTATGTTCCGTCGCACTCAACCACTGTGATCTTCTGTCCGGTTGCCGCCTTAATATCAGCTTTTCCGTCCCAAGTAGTCCAGTTTCTGAGATTCTGTCCATATCCGACAGTTACTGCTTCTGCTGCAACTTTGTATTTATACACATTGCCGGCATTTTCCTTAGCCGGATTTACAGTGATTTTTGTATCTCCGGTCGCTGAACCTGCTACAGAATTTACTGTCAGAGTACCGAGTGTAGGTGTCTCGTCAATGGTAATTACTGCGATTGCGTCAATGTACTCTGCGAAAAGAGTAAGACCCATGACCGCAAACGCTTCGGATACTGCTGTGTGGTAGTTGCCCTGAGTATGGAATCCGATCAGATTTGTCTCGCCAGACACAGTGTATACAAGACCTGCTCTTGCGAAGTCAGATTCGTTCGGGTCAACATAGTAAAGTACGATGTTCTCAACAGGAGTAGCGATAACCTGTCCTCTCGGGATTTCGCTGTCGGATAACAGGAAGATTGTATTGAATCCCATAAAGTCCTTCATATACTGGAATCCGAACTGGTTCTGAATAGTAATCTCGGCCGCTCCGAGATATTCATATACGTCCAGAATGTTCACAAATCCAACAACACCAGTCACATTTCTGTGCATCTGTTTGAATTTGTTTTCAACACGACCTTTAGCCATTGCCAGAGCCATCTGGAATGTTGTTTCTGTGGAAGTAAGCGTACCGGTTTTCAGATAATCATAGAATCTGCCGGTAACGTCAGTCTGAAGTTGGAAAAGAAATTCATCATCAGTCATCTGAACAGCGTTCTCGTAACCGTGATCCTTGATTGCTTCGATAGATACAGCCTTTGCGTACTTCTCGATAGTCATTTCCGCATAGTTCTTTTCTTTTACAGTGAATTTGCTGTAAGGGATTTCCTCGCCCTCACCAACATTTCCGCTCTGCAAAGTACCCTCTGCGTACTTAGATTTCAGTACAGCACCCGGCTGTTTTTTGATAGGTCTCATGATGCCCAGAATATCACGTAAGTGCTGCCAGTTTCTTTCGAATCTGGTAACAAAGTCAATCTCACGTGCCTTTACCTGAATATCATTAGTCATAATAAGATTAGCTTTTGCTGCCATATAAAAAAATCCTTTCTACCCATAATTGTTAAGGTATTGGGTTAGCGGCTATACTCTGATGTATAGTCGGTGTAAAAAAAATCACTGGAATAACTGGATATTCTGAGCAATTGCAGCCTGTCTCTCGGACGGGTCTTTGATTGCTTCGATATCTTTCTTTGTCATGTTTCCCGGTGTCTGCTGCTGTCCAACATGTGTTGTAAATCTCGCCTGATTCTGCTGAGCCTGCTGCTGAGATTCATCCACAAAAGCGGATGCGTCAGACTGCTTCATCTGCTCGATCAGATCGTTCAGTCCAAGGATTTTACCGTCTTTCAGTTTTAATCCAGCTTCTTTGATGTCTGCCATGACTGATTTCTTTGCAGCCTCACTGGAAAATTTAACATCATCGAGTGCTGTTTTAAGTGCATCTGAGAAATCACGGTCATAGATTTTTGCGTTGAATTCTTTCTCTGCATCTGCCGCTTTCTGTTTCCAAGTCTCTAACTCGGTTTTAACATTTGCCGGGTCGATACCGTCAAAACCTTTCAGGGTCTCTTCTGCTGCTTCAGCACGTTCTTTCCAGTCATCACGTTCACCCTCGACTTTCGACAGGGTTTTTGCTACTTCCTTAGCATTTTTGTAATGCTCAGAGAGTGCTTTCTTCACATCTGCCTGTTTATCTTCCGGGATTTCGATTCCAAATGATTTTAATGTGTCAATAAGTTTCTGCATAACATCCTCCTGGTCGTGTTTATTGACCTGCCGCCGCAGGTAAATGGATTAAGCCAGTTAGACCACTGGCAGGGTAATGGAATGAGAGGACTTGAACCTCTGACGTCAAGAATTCAGCATCTCCGCTCTTCCTACTGAGCTACATTCCACATAACCCGGATTCCCGGGTTAGCAAGGTATTTAACGTGTTATGCCTACCACGAGTTGTTTCGGATATTTATTTCTTTTTTAAAAGAAAAGTATGAATAACAAAAACCTTAATCAAGGAGGTGAGCCATCTTGCGTGCCAGATGACAAATACGCACGGCAGGACTCGAACCTGCTTAACTTTCCGTTAAAGCGTGCGCACCAGCTACAAAAATTAAAGAAAGGAGGATTAAAACGAAAATGTCAAAACAACCGTTTTACTTGTGCTTCCTGCTGCACAATTACATTATAACAGATTTCTTTTAACTACCTCTCTACCACTTTTTGCGTTTTTAGAGCATATCGCGAAGTTTTTCCACGTATCTCTTGACAAGATCACGTTCTTCCCGGCACTCTGCGTCCTTGGACATATCGCTCATTTCTGTTGTAAGTTCGTCCAGATGTTCTTCCAGAGCGGCAAGCATCTTCCTCTTGCAGTCTTCAGACTTGCCGGAACGATAGCTTTGCTTCTGCGTCATGTAGTCATCGTAAGCATCTCGCCCATCAGAGCGACTGTAATGCCCTCTGACATAATGTTCACCACGTCTGGCATAAGAATTGCCCCTGTCGTAATCCGGCATCATTCTGCCATCATTTGCGCTGTATCTCCCCATGCTGTCCCGCTTTCTTCCCCGCTCGCTGTAATCGTCATTGTATCCGCCACGCATTTCATCAAGGACAGTGTTGTAGTACTCTACTTTCTTATCCCAGTACTGAGTGTTCTTGATATCTTTGTACATATCAATCAGTTTGTATGTCATTTCCAGATTTCCGGTGGTCAGTCCATTATCAGCGATTTTGGAAAGTTCATCTTCGATTCTTGCGCATAAGTCTTTAATATCTCTCATAATCACACCTCCTACGCTTCTCTGGTCACAACAATGTTTGCATTTGCAACAGAAACAGCCTGATTGCTTGTATTCTCTACTGCGATGTTAACGCAACATCCACGAGGTACATCAATATAAATGCCAGAGGACACATTATTATACTGGTCTACTGCTGCCGGTGTGGAAATCATCTGTGAAGAAAGAACCGGCTCACCAGAGATTGCAATAGCCAGAGAAATAGCTCCGACAGTACCGCCTGTTGGAATTGCGATATTGCCAGAAAAATCCACGAAGAATCTCGCTTTGCACTGATTAGTCAGTCCTCTCAGCGTAATAATTCCACTTCCTTCTCTGTGCTGAATACAGTTAGAACCTTTAACTGCTGTGCTTGAAAATACTACGTTTCCATTTGCTGCTACAGTCTGAGCAGCTACATTTGTAAATTCTGCCATAAAAATACTCCTTTCATATCACAAAAGGACAGGTCTCAGCCTGCCCCTCTGTGTAATACGGCATAAGCCGACATCCGAAATCAATCGAAAGATACTCTCGATATGAAGTTATCAGCAATTGCATCCAGCGTTGCATCCGCATCCGTAATATGTGTTCGGGTTAGGAACCTGATATGCCGGAATCGGTGCTGGATTAATTGCATTAATAAGCTGCTGTGTCTGAGAAGCCATTGCAGTTGTAAGCAGTGCACTCTGGCGATCCTGAGAAGCAGCGCGTCTGAGATCATTGTTTTCAGCCTGCAGGTTAGAAATCTTTTCATTGCAAAGATAATCAAGAATGGCTCTTGTCCCTGCGTTCTGGCTGTCAATAATGTCTCTTGTGTTGTTGTTCATGGTGTTCTGTAATGCACAGGTGTTCTGCGCCATGTTGTAGTTCACGCCCTGAATAGCTTCCCTGGTTTCGCAACAGCAGTTCGCAAGCTGAGCCTGGAGTGCATTGGCGTTCTGCATATTCGCTACAGTATCGGCATTAATAGCCTGCTGAATGCCGAAGCCAGTCTGCATGATGTTTGTGTTGATTCCATTAAAACCGGTAAGCATACCGTTATTCATGGCATAGAAGCCATCACAGAGACCACTGTTGATTCCGTCAAGTTTGCTGATTACTGCGGAATTATCAAATCCTCTCTGAATATCTGCCTGAGTAGCTGCCGTGGCTGCATATCCGCCGCCGTTTCCATTATTGCCCCAGCCGTTGTTTCCCCATCCGAAGAAAGCAAAAATGAATAAAACAATAATCCACCAGCTACCATCTCCACCAAACATGCCGTCATTATTTCTACCGTTTCCAGTAGCAGCGGCAATATCTGCTAAGCTATAATTTCCATCCATAGTTATAATCTCCTTTTTGTATATTTACATCAATCTGGCCAGATTGTAATGTACTATTTCATTCCTTTCAGCATGTATTGAAATTGCCCTGCCATCTGCTGAACTTGATTAAGTTGCTGTTGAGAAATCTTCCCAGACTGTAACATCTTCTGGACTTCTTCCTTCGGGTCTCCTTTAAAATTCTGTTTAAACTGCATAAACTGCTGTATCATCTGCATTGGCCCATTTCCCTGCGGCATCCCACCGCCAAGTACGTTAAATAATGGATTACTCATCTGCATTTCCTCCCTTGGTCGCTGATTCCTGTACGGTATTAGCCCTAACAGGTTCAGAAAATGAATTTAATCGGTTTATGATAGCTTCGTATTTGCCCTTTAAATCGTCATATTCCTGTCTGGTGACGTATTTATTGTCCATGTTCTGAACAGGCTGTTTAGGCGGCATCTGAGTGCCTACTTCATGATACTCAAACGTCCGCAGTGGTTGTGGCATACCAGAAACGTCTGTAGATTTTATGTAGAACTTTTCGCTTTCACTGTCCATTAGTAAAACACTTGTCCCGGGTGCTACCAGATAGGATTTTGCACCTACTTCACCGGAAACCCACAGGATGCCATTGTTGCTCTGCTGGGGTTGTTGTACTGGTTGAGTCGGCATCTGGACAGGCTGTTGCTGGAACTGATTCATCTGCCCAGGGACGCCAAAACTATATTGATAAGGATTGTTATATAATGCCATCTTATACACCGCCTTTCTGATTATATTTTTACATAAAAAAAGAACCGGAAACAGGTCGTTTCTGGCTCTAATTAGTATCCAAAAAGTATCAACACACTTTAATTATTTTATTGTTCACCCGGCGGCTTAACCGTTTTGCTGTAGATACACTCACGTTCATTTGCTCAGCGCAGTATTCAAGAGTGCGCTCCTGACATCTCAGCCGGAACAGTCTTTCTTCGTCCGGCGTAAAATTGCACTCTGTCAAGAACCTGTCTATATCTTTCTTTGTGAACACATATAATTTCATGAGCATACCCCTTACTAATGCTAACGTTGATTCTGCGCAAGATAATTTGTAAGCTTCTGTTTTGTTTTTTTTAATTCCTCGACGTTATTCCCGCTGATCTGACTGTCCAACATTGTTGACAATACTTCCAGAATTAATGAGTCTCGTTCTGCGATTCTCCGAAGACTTTCATAATCTCGTCTATCATGTTCTTCCAGTGTCTCTACTCGCTTATTAAGCCGGAATGCCGGGGTAATCCATTTAAAGATTACGGCTGCCGCCCCTCCGACAATGGACACTCCTCCGCAGATAGAGAGGAAAATCTGTACAAATTCTGATATGTTCATTTAGCTACTCCTTTTCCCAGTAATATACCGGGATCTCATTACCACTATCCCATGTATCGTAATATTTGCCATTCTGTACCGTCACTACATGGCCATCTATGCATAAAATGTATGTACCTGTCGGATGGTCTGTACAAAAGTCGTTGACTGTATAGATATATCGTTCTGACTGTTCTATCAGCTTACGTCTGTATCCATGCTTATAAAGATACGCTCCCCAGACATAATTTGCACTTGGCATATCTGACAGAGCGCATGCCTGTATCATTAATCCGGTAAAAACCGTTTCCCAATCAAGCCCGGTTGCCTTACATATTGCCCGGACAACGCAATCTCCCGTTCTCTTGTCCTTAACAGGATTAGGATTGAAATATTCCCATCTGTCCATCAGTCAATCCCCTTTGCTGTTTTATATCTCTTTGCCGCTCCTCTGGATTTTGCAGCATTCTGGCGGTTCCATTTAGCAATCATGAGTCGGTCTTGCAGCTCTCTTAGATCATTGTCTTTGCAGTAATCTTTGTATGCAGCATTTTGTTTCTGCAAAAGATAAGACTTCCGGTCAAGGTCTTGCTGTAATGCGAATTTTGCCTGTTCGTCTTTGCAGTTATCAACCGCCGCTTGCATTCCAAGGACTTCACGCTTTGTTTTTCGGATTCTTCGCTCGTAAGTACGTTGCCGCTGTTCCTTTTCGTACTGTTTACCTTTGTCGGCTTTATCCTGTGTCGATAGTTCTGCATAGGGGTTAAATTCTCCATCACTGGCTCCAAAACTATGCCGACAGTTGACCCCTGACAGTCCACTTGCCGTTCCATATCCGGTTAATGAGAACGGCGGAAATTTCTTACTCTTGCCAGAACGAGAGTATATCTTTCCTTGCCACCATGCGTGATTTCCCGGATTCTCGCCGCCATCACCTGTTCTGGCTCCCATGTGAGCACTGACCAGAACTAAATCCCAGCCCATTTCTTCCATGCGTTTGAGGGATATATCTCCAGTAGCCTGAGCCACGCCAGTTCTAACAGAACGCGCGACTGCTGTTTCGATAGTGTCACGCCTGCCGGATGGATATGTGACCGTAACACCATCACTCACAACGTTATTAACCGCCTCTTTGATGGCTTGCGTATAGCCAACTGCTCCAGTCATCACATGATTGTATGCAAGGTCGCATTGGTTAATATACAGCGTCTGAGCCGCATTTGCAGTTGTCCTTGTGAAGTTCCGCCATTCTCCCATTGTAGCAAGCATATTTCGCTCCATGAGTCTTATCATAGCTGGCGACTGTTCGAGCGGTACAGGGCTTAATCCTGCCGCCTTGTATATCTTATCATCATAATCGAGAGCAGTGATTCCGGCATCCTCAAACGCTTCAAGAAGTTCCCGTTGTTCACGTTTGGTGCATTTGGATAATTCTGCCAGAATATCCTCTAACAGTTCACCAGATTCCTGTAGCGTTCTGATTCTCCACGCATCGGCATTGGTCAGAATATAATCCTCACCTCTGCCGATTCTTGCCATCATTCTCGACACAATCTCAGAGATGATATACTGATGCAATTCTTCCGCAATCTGTTCACTGCCCTCTGTTATCCGGCGTAAATATTCTGGGCTTAACATAATTACTCATCTCCAAACAGTTTTGGTTCGTCTGGCTGGGCTTCTTTAACCATCGCTTTCGCTTCGGATTCTGTCATATTTTCGAATTTGACATAATACATCCAAGGAGGACAGTCACCCTGTAAGCGATACTTCCACCAATTGTCTCGGTCTCTCTCATAAGAATATGCCATTTCGCCAAAGTTGCACTGAACTTTATATGCACCGACTGGAGCCAATCCATATAAATCTGCATATACGCTCAACGCATATACTACTTGTTTTATGCTTTTGTCTAATTGGTCTCTTACGTCCTTGATAAATTGTACAGACCTCTGTTGTCCTGCTTCTACCTCTGTGGCTGTTTGTATTCCGCTTTTTTCATTAAATACAAAATATCCATTAGAGAATCCGACCTTATATCCAATCTGTCCAAGGAGGGCATTTATTCCGCTTATACGAGTATCTGTGTTGAGAATCGGATTGATTTCCTGATAGAACTCTTTCTCGTCCTGTCCGAATACGTTCTTGACAAAGTGCGGTAAGTTCATCTCATTACGTCTGTTCTCCATGCCCTGTGGCGACATGGCTGCTACAGGTGTACCGCTTGGCATCAGTAGCCTATCATCTGCCAAGACAATCTTCTGCGAATCAAAAATCTCTCCGGCGTTCCTGCTGTATGCAATATCGAGGTCTTTTAACTCTTCGATAGCTTCGGCAAATATCGGAAGTCCCAGTGGTGCGTTAATATCCACGTTATTCGCCTGTGGTGTCCGTAGAACTCCGTACAGAGGTCCGTCCAGCTTCTCCCCGTTCGCCTTAAGAATCGGCGGCGTATCTGCCATTAGGTCAGCCCATTTGGTCTGTTTAAGGTCAATCTTGTCTCCGATGCTTTGAGGAGATTTTGATACATAGGCTCTGTTAGAAACATAATACGGATAGGTTGTCACTCCGTCCACTGTTGTCTCAACAAACCTGTGATATTCGAGCCTTGTGTAGTATTTTCTACCAACAGTATAAGAATCCTTAAATATAATCCCTTTGATTTCCTGATTATCGTAATCCACAATCATCACATCTGCCGGAGTAAACACATCAAGGCTCTCACCGTTCGGCTTAATGAACACGGTTCCGTAAGCACAGCCATATTCTACCCAGTGACGTATTTGGAAATATATTTTATCTATCTGCCCCTGTAACCATGTTGCCCTTGCAGAACCATCTATCTGAATGCCAATCGCCAATGTTGCGAGCCGAGCTGTTTCTGAACAGACAGATTTAGCAAAATTAATCGTCTTGATGTTATTCTTATCATCTAACCATTCCGGTACTCCCCTGTAAATGTTCGCGCACCGGTTAATCAGTGATTCCATTTCTGGGAATTCTGCCGCCTGGATATTAAAATCCTCTTCGGCTTGTTTTTTGAATATCATGTTAAACCACCTTTTTAGTGTTGTTATAAGTCCCATTTAGTCACCATTTTTCTTTTAGCTGATTTATTGGCGTCCCGGCAACTCCGGCACTCTCTCCGCTATCTGTTGCTTTGAAAAATGCATTCGGAATCTGTGGATACATAAATTCAAACATGAGATAATTTGCTGCATCGCAAAGATATTCTGTGTTTCCAGTTTCTTTATATTTTTTAATGCACATATCGTGTGATTCAAGTGCATCTACTAATTTCATTCCAAAGTTGTCTGCTGCTGTGCCATATTTGTAAAAGCTGACTTCTACTCGATTCTGACGCAATTTGTCAAATCTATCCGAATACTCTTTCGGTAGTTCTATTCCTATTTTACTCATTATGCATTGTTTCCTCTTCTCCTCCATAGCGACTCTGTTGCATATCTACAGGCATCGATTAAATGGTTATTCTCATCAGGATATCCGCTTATAACGTTTCCGTCTTTATCTCTTTCGTATTCGTATTCCGAAAACTCTTTATAAGCATTAGGCGTTCTCTTAGGGTCAATAACAATAGTTCTTGTTTGAAGCCATTTCATAGAATATTCCACACTCCCAGGCCCTTTTATTGCGCCCCTTGCCGGGAGTCCAAAATCTCTATAATCATTGATTGATTTAGGTTCAGCAGAATCGCAAGTAATAGTATAATCATCATATTTTCTTTTTAGAATCTCGTCTGCTGATTTCCTATTGCTCCATTTATTTTCGCAAATTTCATCAATGAGATATATCTTTTCAGTGTTATGATTGTAATACAAACGAATAAAAGCATACGGATCAGGAAAAAATCCCCAGTCACACCCCTGAAATATTTTGTCCATGTGACTGATCTCTTCATCTGTAATATCTCTGATTTCCAGATATTCAAATACGTTTCCACCGTCACCATTTGGAACACCCAGGTATTCATGCTCATAGGCTTCTGGATTGATTTCTTTCAGATGCGCTGCATCGTCAATAAACTTCTGTCCGAGCCACTCCGCCGGAGCTTCCAGATAACTCGAATGATGGATAACTCTTTTCGGGTTAGGCGTGAGCTTGATCCTGTTTACCCAGTTTGATTTTGATTTTGGTGGGTTATATGATGAAAAATCATAGGATTCATCGCCACCACGAAGCACTGACTGATTAACAGAACGCTCCTGAGCGTCTCCCTTCATTTGATCTTTTTCCTCTTTCCAGAGGATTCCAATGTATCCAAACTCTGGCTTAATAGATTTCAGTTTGGTTTCATCGTCCAGACCGCGGAAGTATATTGTCTGTCCAGTCTTAATATACTTGATTTCAAGTGGTGACACCTTGCATTCAAATTCTTCCGTCAATCCAAGTTCGTTGATAGCCCATTTCATGTTAGCGTATACAGAATCTTTCAGAGTACCGGCCACCTGTCTTGTAATGCAGGCGTGCATCTGAGGATTATTCTTGATAAGTTCAACAATCTTAAAGGCCACAAATGAAGATTTCAGACCACCTCGACCGCCCTCAAATACATATTCAATATTAGGCTTAATCTGTCGGTTAATATCCACGAATGCCTTGCCAAGTACTCTGGCAGGAAGTTCATATTTTTCATCATCGTCTTTTGAAGCTGCTGTTAGCTGCTCCCATTTTTCGATAGCCTGTATATTTCCATCTGCCGCTTTTTTATACAGAGAAGTTGCTACGACTGCCATGTTATTTGCGTCTTCGTCAGCAATCCCCATTTTTGCAAGTTTCTTTTTTGCAGTACTTGATGCAGGACTTTCGGCTATAATTTTTACATAATCAGAAAGGGCTTTTTTTTGTCGCCTAGAATATCCAGATGCAATACCGCCTTTTTGTCCGTTTCTCACGGCTTCCTCACGGCTTTGATTGCTTGTAAATGGTTTTAAATTTTCCTCGTTTGCCATCCTATCAACATCCAATCATATCCTTTCTGAATTAAAACACCCTAGCATAGTTATAGTTATATATACTATAATACCACACTAGGGGTTATGTACCTCTACACCACTTTTAGTTTTTTATCAATTTTATAATCTTCCGGTCAATTTTGCCAAGTGATAATATTCTGCCATGATCCTGCGCTTGTATCCGTAGAAATCATTTTCGGATACTGGAATATCCCGGAATCGTTCCATTGTCCGGTATCCTATGCAGTTCACTATGCTGTCGTATATCTGCGTTTCTATGCCTGGCGCATATTTGATTGACACTTGCAGAAGATTGTACTTGTCATTCTCGTCAAGGTGTCTGAAATGACTTTGAAGCGCCGGTATATCATCCGGCGGCACTCCATAGTCGGTTAGTGTAGCTTTTCTAAGATTCATTTAATCATCTCCTCCAACTTCTTCTCTATCGGATTAATAATCTCTTCCAATACCTGATGTTCATAATTTTCTTTCCAGAATTTTTCTCCTTTCCAAAATGGAGTTTTTCTAATCTCATCCATTAAATTAATACACGCCATTGCTTCCAGCATTCCCCAACATCCATCACAGGCTCTTTCATTACACCAATTTGTGAATTCTTTAAATTTCATTTTTTGAGTTCCTCCAACTTCTTTTCAGCTTCTTCACGGGTGAGAAATAATGATTCACCAAAATCACATTCTCTAAAGTATGCCACAATAAAACTATTCGTTACTTTTGCGTAAATTCTGAATTGTTCTCCAGACGCATAATAAGATACGCTTGATAAAAAAGATTCATATACTTCATATTCCGCATCTCCATCATATTCATCATAACCAAACACATTAATTGGCGATGTTACCACCCAAACCGTGTCTCCAACCTTACACGGTAATCTCACAAGCAAGCCCTGTTCTTCTAAGTCTTCGTATTCGGCAAGCGCATCCATTACATCATATTCTCTTTCTCCCTCGAAACAAACATTCGGAAAATCACTTCCGTCATGTATTGCAATAGCTTTTTCGCCATCACTAGTAAATCTTTCAGTCCATCTATCCATTTACTTCACCTCTTTCAGTTTCTCGACTGCCAGCTTCAATGACTCTACAAATTCATCATTCAACGCTGTACGATCTGGATCCTCGATAAATTTTTCAATATCTTCAATTGCTTTCTCTTTAGGCGTAAGAACTGTCGCTTTTCCTGCTTTCGCAATTTCAAGAAGTTCATCAATGTCATCTTTCCAGTTGCAGACATTACACAAACTACAGTTACACTTAGTGTTCGTGAAGTACAATACGCATTCTGAACAATCTCCGTTGCAATTGCTTATATCTGCAATACGATTAGCAAACTCTCTTGCCGTCATTTCTTTTGTCCCGAGGAGTTCTGAAGCTTCGTAGAAAGCATCATACTCTACTCCGATACGTACGCTGTGCACCACATCTTTGTTATTACAAAATTTTAAAATATCTGGAAAATGTTGTCCTGGTAATGGTTTACAATTGCCTTTCGAATACCAATGAAATTCCTGCTTCTCAGCTTCTTTGAGAAGCATTTCATTTTCTTCTTCTGTCTTAACCAAGATATATGTATTTCTTAAATCAATCATCTGTGTTTCCTCCTTTAATTTTGCTAATACAAGTGTTCCAACCTCGAATCCATGCAAGACTAAGTTTACTTCTCCAATATTCCTCTTTTTTCTCCTCCGGCAATGGCTTCAATGGACACCATCCGGAGATTGCATCATTGTTTGGAACTCTTCTGTCACCCATCGCTCTGCACCAAAATCCGCTTATAAATTTACATTTTCCGCAATTCTCTGGTGTGTCAATCACTAATACTGATTTTCTCATTTGATTCCTCCTGTAATAACTCTGGATTGTCGAAAATGTTTCCAACTTGCATAGTGCCTACCATGTTAATCCAAAACCCTAAATCTTTTCTAAGGCATTTGTCATCCGACCAATCTACATAGAATCCGACATGTTCTGTTTTCTGAGAATCAAAACAATTTTGATAGCATCCATATTTGATTGGAGCACAGATTTCTCCGAAATGATATTTGATAATATCATTCTCCCAGATTCTTTTACCGTTCTTGTCGTAAAGTCCCGTGAACTGGCAGATGGTTTCTGAAGCAACCAATTCCATTCTGCCTGTTATCAAAAAGTTGATTGGCAATATACTTGCTTTTTTATACGGCGGAACAATATAACAATATCCGCTGTCAATATCTAAATCTATGAGACTTCCCTCAATCCATTCACCATTATCAATCCGCTTTGCCTTGAAAAGAATTTCTCTCATTCAACTCCACCACCTTTTACAATTTCGATTGCT